TCTTTTAAATTCATCTGATACATAAAGGCGGCCATCTTCGTCATCATCCATTACTGTCGCTCTTGAAATCCATACAGATTTCTTTTCTAATGTATCAAAATCATATTCTTTACCAGAACGATATTTATATAAATATTCCGGTTTATGTGCCTCAATTAATTCGCCTGCATAATCACTCTGTCCATCAATAATAGCATTAATTACCTCTGTCCTAATATTATCCTCCAT